AGCACGGCCAAGCCTTCATTCGCCGCCGCCAATTGCTGGCGCGCGGGCGTTGTGGCTGGCGCTGTGGGCGCCGGGACCAGTTCCTGGGTGGTGAGTGCGCCCAGCGCTTCAAAGGCCGGCACAGGCGCCGCATCCGCGCCGCGTTTCAGCGCTGCGCGCCCGCCTGCCAGCGCCGATACATCGCGCGCCGCCGTGGCCAGCGCCGCCGGCACGGCAGTGTCAGACACAATCGCGGCGTCATTCATGCTGGCCAGCGCCGCCACACTGCCTGCCGCCGCATCGCCCTGGCCCGTATTGGCCAGCGCGCCTTCAATGGCGGCGGCAATGCCCATGACACTGCCCTTGAAGCTATCGATGATGAAATCAGCCGCCGCGCGCATGTAGCGGTATTCGGCATAGGCAGCCTGCGCCGCAGTCAGCACTTCTTCCGCATCGGCCAGCACACTGCCCAGGCCGTCTTCTTCGATCACCGGTGCGGGCTTGGTGCCAGCCTTTTCCACGCGCAGCGAAATCCGCGCCACGCGGGCTTCATTCACATCGAAGGAAATCCGGCAATCCTGCACCACCACCTGAAGGGCGCCGAGCCAGGGGTGCAGCAGCGTCGCCACTTCCGGGTCTTTGGCCGCGCGGGCAAAGGCGCGGGCCTGCAAGACAACATCGGCGCCGATCAACAGGCCTTCGATGGAAAAGCTGCGCGTCTTGGCGCCCAGGTCTTCGTGCCAGGGTTCATCGCGGCCCGGAAATTCATGCGTCACCCAGCGCCGAACAGCGGTGTCTTCCGATTTCTGCACGTAGAACAGCAGGCCGCGCAAAGCAGCAGGCCGCAGATTGGCACCGACGAATGGCAGCGCAGTGGAAAAGCTGGCAAGGCTGGTGAGGGCTTCACTCATGGTGTCGCCAACATCCCGCGCCGCACATTCAGCGCCATGCCATCATCCGCGCCGCGTTGCGTGACGGATACACCAAAACCTTCCGGCGCGCGGATGTTCACATCAAGGCCGGCATTCAACCGGACATCATTGGCAGGCGGCATCACACCGCCGCCCGCGCCATCCGGCAGGGCATTGTCGCCATAGATGGATTGGCGACGCAGGCCATTGCCCCGGCCCGCATCGCGTGGTGAGGGCGCGGCGGGGGCGCTGCTGCCGCCAATGCCTAGCCGATCGGCAACCCAACTCAGCGCGTCGCGCACGGGCTGGAAATAGGTCAGGACATCGGCAAAAACGCCCTTAATCACGTTGCCGATATTCGTGAAAACCTGGCCCACGCCATTCCAGGCATCGATGATGAAATCGCCCAGGCTGCCAAAAATTCGCTTCGCCTCCTGCATCTGTTCAGAGTCAAAGAACGCGCGGAAGGCGGCGCTGATTTTATCCCAGACAGCTACGATGCCATCCCAGTTCTCATAAACGAGGTAACCTAGCGCGGCGAAGAACGCCGCCGCTGCTACAAACCAGCCTACCGGCGTCAACAATAGGGCAGCCGAAAGCGTTATCATGGCTTTACCCAATAAACCGAGAGACACGAGCAGCCCGCTGCCAAGCGTTAGCGCTATGGCAGCAAGGAAAGTTTCAAGCCCCCCGAAGTATCGCACAATCGGCCCAAGCACCTTCGAAACGCGCTCAAAGATATTGGATAGCCGCTCAAAGGCACCCGGCGTGTCTTCCGTGCCGACCACGAAATTGCGGATCGCCGTAAAGGCGCGCGTGATGCTGGTGCCGATCTGCTGCGCCCATTGGTCCAGGCGGCCATCTTCCTTCAGGCGCTCAATCCACGCCAGGATGTCTCTCAATTGCTGCTCAAGAAACTGGAAAGGACCAGACGTGGCGACGGCTCGCGTGAAATTGGACCAGGCATGCCCCAGGTTTGAAAGCATGCCATCCCAGGTATCCATGCGCCGCTTCATGCCATCAGGTGCCACGCCGGCCATCGCCATGGCGGTAATCCGCGCGACCTGTGAACGACTATTCTTATCCGCGGTGGCGCGCATCTGGCGGCCATTTTCTTCCCATTGCAAAACCAGCTTGCGGCCTTCAACGCGCGCCTGGATGCCGTAGCGTTCAATGGGATCATTTTCGCCGCGCAGAACCGCATTCATGGCATTCACGGCCTGGTCGAGGCCGCCGCCAAACACTGCGGCAGCATCGCCTGCCGCCTTCAACGACCTATCAGCAGCTTCGCCACGAATGCCGAGCGTCTGAAACGCCACACCGGCGCGCACCACTTCCGCGACATTGAACGGCGTTTCTTGGGCAAATTTGCTCAGCTCCTCAAGGCGCTTTGATGCCGCCTCAGCGCTGCCCATCACGGTTTCCAGCGTGATCTGGTAATTCTGAAAATCCGCCGCGCCGCGCACGAATTGCTGGTTGAACAGAAACGCGCCACCCGCCGCGCCAATCGCCAGCTTGGCACTCAGCCCCGCGACCGCCCCCGCCGCATCCCGCGCGCGCCCGGCCACATTGCCCAGCGCGCCGGCCAGCACGCCAGCGCCACTCACATTGGATAACCGCTGCGCCGCCTGCCCCACCGCCAGCATCCCAGCCGCAATGCCACCAAGCCGCGCCTGCAAGGCCGCCAAGGGCTGCGATGCGCGGTCAATCGCTTCGATCAGGATGGATAGCCGGAGGGAACCCGACATTTATGTAATCACCTCGCGGCCAAGCGGCGGTTCCATTCCACCGCGCGTTGCGTCAAGAACCGGAGTTCTGCGGCACTCCAGCGCTGCCACCCGGCAGCAAGGCCGAAGGTGCCCCAGACAATTTCGCAGCATTCGGGCCAGTCTCCTGGCCACGCTGCAAAAAACTGGTCGCGACCTCAGAAATCGCGAAGAAATCATCAATCGAAAGATCATCCACCTGCGCGCGCGTCAGGCCGCAGCAGCGCGCGGCCAGCGCCAGGATCATGCTGCCCGTGCCGCCCGCACCGCCCGCATCCATCGCCGCCGCCATATCGCCCGCGCGCGGTTCGCGGAAGTCAACTTCCGAAATGCGATGCACTTCGGCGCCGGTTTCGGCGCTGCGCAGCACAATCGGTTCCTTGAGCGTGATCTTGATGGTGGCGCGCATTACAGCACTTCCTCAGCCGCAGGTCCGGCGAATTTCAGGCTGATGTTCCCGCCTTCGCCATCTTTCATCGTCGGCGTATCGGTCAGAAACGCGTCGTTGATCACGTAGCGCTGGCCCGTGTCGCATTCGAAAATCAGCGTCACGCCGGCCATCTTGCGGAAGGTCTCCAGCGACATGCCGCTGCGCAGGCTGGTTTCGCATTCGCACATGGCGGGCGTGGTTTCTTCGGACCAGCCAATCACGCGGCCATTGGTGACGGGGTTGCGCTTGGTGCCACCCACATCCAGTGAAGCCCCTTTGGCGGTTTCGATCACCTGCCCATTGACGCGAATGGTCGCGCGGCCAAGGAATTGCGGCATCTGCCTTTCTCCTCAAATTACAGCAGGAATTCGATTTGCGCGGCGAGCACGCGGAATTGGTTCACCAAGTCAGGTGGCAGCAAAGCATCCACGCGGTTCGGGTCGCTCTGGTTCCGCACCACGATGATGTCCTGCTTGAATTGATCCACGCTTTCGACCAGGCCCGCCGCTTCCCATTGCTTGAAGCGCGCGATGATCTCGGCCCGCAGCGTCCCCGGCGTCACCACATTCTGCCCGCGGGCAAAGGCCGTGCCGTCATTGGCCAGCTTGTGGCGCGGGAAGCGCAGCGCGATCATGGTGCGTAGATCGTAGCGGATATAAGACAGGGTCTTCACCGTCTCGATATCCAAATAGCTGATGTCTTCAGCACCGGAAGGCGATGTCTGATAGGTGCTGATCACGCGTTCCACGAAGACCTGGCCGGCATCATTCACGCGGAAGGTGCTGATGCCATCGCGCAGCAGCAAATCGCGTTCCTGGAAGGTGAAGCGCTGACTGATCAGCGGTGCCACCATCGTCGGCAATTGCAAAGTCTGCACCGGGCGCGCGGGGTCAATCGCCAGCGCGGGGACGCAGATGCTGGCAAGCTGCGCGGCCCATTCCCAAGGCGGCGTGGGCGAACCACGCATGCCGATGATGCTGACATTCGGCGAATTGCGGCCCGTGCCATAGGTCGTCAGCGTGCCATGCGCGCCGGAAAGCCCAGCCCAGCCATGGCCATCGCGCTGCACCAGCGGGCCCCAATTGGTGGCCATGCGGGCTTCAAGCAGGCCCATATTCGTGCCGTCAGTCCAAGGTGTCACGAAATCCGTGAACCAGGTTTCCGCCACCGCATCCAGCGCCGTGGTGACCACCGGGTTCTGCGTGCCGCCTGCCATGGCGGTGATCGTCAGGCCCGTGCCTGGCGGCAGCACATCCGTCGCCAGGAAGGAATGGCGCACATCAATCGCGTTGCCGATTTCGCCCTTGTGGCGCGCGGTCAGCGTCACCACGGCGGAAGCGACCGTGCTGGTCACCGGCAGGTCAAGTGCTGCGTTGATCGCGGCGTTGATCGCGGTGGCGATGGCCGTGGCCGCCGTGCCGGACGCGACCGAAACCTCAAGCCGGCGCCCGCCGATCATCAGGGCGATCACGCCAGCGGCGGTGGAAGGCCCGGCCGCCGTGATGGTGCAGCTGGCGGCAACGCCGGCGCCCACATCATCCATGGCGATACCGAAGACTTCCACCAGGGAAAGGTTGGCGAACCAGGCTTCAAACATATGCGCCAGGTTGCTGCCGCGCCCAAAGAAGGTGCGGGCCTGGGCCGCATCAATCACGCGGATCGGCACGCCCTGCGCAATGGTGCCTGTGGTCAGGCGCTGGCCCATGATCAGCACGCGCGCCGGCCAATCATTCAACCCGCGCAGCGCACGCGAATTGTCGAATTCCACATAGCTGCCGGGTACGCGGATGCTGTTCGGGATGTTATTGAAGCTGATCGAACCGGACATCGGTTACTCCTTCTCGCCAGTGCGGCGCTTGGATGGCTGGGCCAGGACCACATCGCCATCCGCGATGCGCCGGCGCCAGTATTGGGTATCGGGCACTTCGGCGCCTTCTGCCGGCAGATGGCGCGGCATGGGCGGGCGAGCTTCCGGGTTGGCGACCAAAAGGTCAGGATGGGCGGGCTTCACAAACATCGGGCGCCTCAGGGTGTTGGAAGGGTCACGCGCACCACAGCATCGGCGCGATTGGCGCCGGATGTCGGGGCGGGCGGGGGCTTGCTGACGTTGCCAAAGGGCGGAATGTCTTGGTCGGCATGGAAGGTGATGAAGTTATCCAGCGAGACAGGCGGCGCGCCGGTGGCATCGCCAGCATCAATCTGCGGCACACCCCAGGCATCCTGGATCTGCATCGGCACATCGCAGACCAGGCCATAGACCGTGCGTCCATTCTTTTCGAAGACCGCAGTGTAAAGGTTTTCGCAGCTTTGCACTTCCATCGGACCAGCGGCGCCTTCCGGCACCCAGCGATCCAGGGTCGCGGCAGTCAGCACGGCCATTTCATAGGCGCCGATGGTGGCGGCATCGCCACGCCGGCGCGCGCGTTCGCCACTGGCATTCGCGGCGACCATATACGCGCCATAGGTCGCACGCACAGAACCAGGCGGGCGTTCGCTGCGCTGAAAGCCAAGGAAGGCGACGTAAATCGCGGGCGCATTGGAAAGGACGCGCTGCAGCTCCTCCGCGTCGAATTTCGCGGGCTTGTGGTCAACCTCTTTAAGGCGACCTGCGAAGGCCGAGCTAAGCTTGGCGATGATCGCATCTTCAAGCGCGCCGATCATAGCGGGCCACCCCAGCGATAGGCGCCCAAATCCTCATTCGCGATACCGGGCGTGCCGGGCTTGAAGCGCACGGCAGTGGCATCTTCCACAGGTTCTGCGCCCGTATTCGTGATGCCCAGATCAGCCTTACCGGCAGTGACATCCCTCAAGAAGGCAATGGCCTGGTCGCGGTCCTGCCGCACCTGGTCCGTGGGCTGGCGGTCTCCGCCCAAATGCAATTCAAAGCGGGCGATGGCCGCGGATAGCTTCACCAGAATGGTCGGCACTGCCGAAAGCGGCAGCGTGTGGCGCGGGCGAAGATAGCCATCCACCAAGTCGCCCGCGTCATTGCACGCCCGCTGCACCCGCGCAGTATCAACCGGGCCAGGCGTGGCTGGCGCAAGCTGCGCCACCTCATTCTGGCCGAAGCGGTCAATCAAATCCTGCGGTGTGCAGTAAGCGGTCACAGATTATTCCTTGGGCTGCTTGGGCTGCTTCGGCTGCTTGCCGGCGGAAGATGCGCCGGCGGCCTCATCCCCATCAGCCACCGGCGCTTCCTCGACCTCATCATCCACCGCGCCCATGGCGATGAGTTCGGGGACCAATTCGCGGCGAATTTCAGCCACCGCGCCTTCAGGAACACGCACGCCGTCAACATCAAGGTTGCGCAGCGCGCGGATTTTCTGGGTGTCCTTCGCCATGATCAGGCCACCGCGTTTTCGAAGTAGTAGCCCACGTCACTCGCGGAGATCACTTCCTTGACGCTTTCACCCACACGGATGCGCACCGAACCGCGCAGACCCATCTTGGGTTCCGGCATATCGCCAGCGATACGCTGGCCGAATTCGGCAGTGAAGCCGAAGGTCGGCTGATCGGCATTCGCCATATCCTCAGAAACGAACAGCGCCGCCGCGTGCTTGCCCCACACGCGGGACATGGTGGGCGCCTGGCCTTTACGCGCTGTGTTGACGAAGCTAGCGCCAACAATCACCTGGCGCACTTCAAAGAAGTCCGCCACCTGCTGGCGCGTAACGGCACCGGCATTCACCTGTTGGCCCAGGATGGCGGTGACCATGCGCGGATGCTGGCGCAGCTTGGTCCAAGTCGCTTGGCCAAAGACCAGTGTATTCGGTTTGACGAGCGGGACATCCAAAGCAGACAGGATAACATCCACCGGGTTGGAATTGGTGAAATCCGACCACTGACTTGTGCCCGAAAGCAGCACACGGTTAGCCGCCGGATAGGTCGCCTGCGCGAAGACCAGGTTCGCCACGCGCACTTCGCGGTCCAACATCAGCAGGCTGGTCAGCAAGGATGTGCTTTTCGCCATGGGCGAAACCGGCCCACCGCTAGAAGGCTTCTGCATTTCCTCCCAAGCAATCACTTCGTCATTCGGCAGAATGTCATCCAGGCCGAAATCAACGCATTCGTCATTAACGATGGTGCCACCGAAATCAATCAAGGCGGGCTCAGCACGCCGCGCCACGCGGGTGGACACCAGGGTGTAGGGGTCAACCGCCGAATAACGCGTATAGCGAAATGCCTTGCCGACACGACCCGTACGGGGCAGCACCAGATCGGCAATCAGATCAATGTCGCGGTTGCGGTAGCCAATCGCGATTGCGGTCAAGTTCGGATTTACGGGAAAGGCGGTAGTGGCCATGGTCGTTTCTCCTTCTTAGCCCTGCATCAGGCCGGGGCTGAGCAACACGCGGATTTGATCGCCGGCAGCCACAGCAGCATCCAGCGCCAGGCCGATGATGCGGTTGTTCACGCCGGCAGCCGGCGCGGCGGTAATGCCACGACCCACGCTGTCAGCGGTGACAGGCGCGCCGATGGTGATGGCCGCGCCAGCTTCCACCCAGGCGATGCCATGCGTCATCACTTCCACACGCTCACCGGACACGATGGTCAGGTCAGTATTGACGCCGATCACGCTTTCCGTGGCGGCAGCGGCCTGCACCACCGTTTCAGCGGCAGAAAACCGCACGATGCGGTACGGGCTGATGGCGCCACCTGCGGTGAACGCCTTCGCTAGAATTAGGTTGCTCACGCAGCACTCCTTTTCGTGACATGTTCAACGGCGGCTTCGATTGAAACGCTTTGGCCCGCCGCTGCGCGTTCGGCCTGATAGGCCCGGGCAGCGCCGGCAATCGCGACGGGATCATCAGCGGCGAATTCAACCTGGCCGGCAGGCGCCACTTCGCGGAATTCCACACGCGCGGGCAGCGCGGATAGAACGGCACGGAAGGCATCCAGCGGCGCTTCCTTTACGGTGGCATCGCCTTCGGTGAAGGAAACCTCACCAGTGGCGGGCAGGCTGGCAGCAAAGGCCAGAATGCGCGGCACCACCCCTTGCGGGATGCGCGCCTCAGTCACCAGCTTTTCAGTGAAGGCCGCCATTTCAGCAGCGCGGCGCGCGGCATCTGCCTGAGCGATGGCGGCTTCGCGCACCTGCAAATCGCGTTCGCGCGCATCAAGCGCGGCGATGCGATCCGCATCATCCGTTTTTTCAGTCGGCACTGTCACAGTCTCCTGTTTCTGGTCTTCGGCAAAAGCGGGGGGCGGAACGGCGGCGGCGCGGGCGGCATCGGCTTCGCCCTGCATCCGCGCGGCTTCATCCGTCATGCGTTGAACGGT